GGTTGACCTGATCGTCAAGATTTCTGTTTCCAAATCCCAAATGTTGCGATTCTTTTTGTTGATTGCTTCTTGCAATTCCTCTGCGTTTCTCTCAACTTGCCACAACCGGTAAGCGAGAAGGACAGTTACACCGCCCAAGATTAAGTAAGTTATCATTTTGCTTTTCCTTTATAGAATTTGTGATTGAAGATGGTTTGACTGAATTGGTCAAACTCTGGATTGTACTGATCCCGTTCAAACTGGTAAGGTTTGGCTTCAGGAAGTTCTTTGTTCATTGCTTTCTTAATGCAGTGAAGACCGTAACCCACCGCAAAAACGATGGGTGTTAAAACGATTGGATAAATTATGTCAAGTGTCATAGTGATTCAAAACAACATACTTTCTTTCACTTATGCAAATTTATTTTCTGATTGGCTTTGTGAATGAACGATTTATTTTGTGATTGACAAAAACAACTCCCCAGCATAGGTCAATTTCTCATCAATGATTTCTTGTATGTCCTCTTCCAAAGTGATAAGAGTGGTTGTGAGCTTCTTTCCAATGGGCATCCGTGGATCATATGAAACAAACAAACCTTCTTCCAATCCGGTTGCAATCATCCCCATTTGCATCTGCCAAAAATACTCCGTGCGTTTTGACTTCAACTGCTCGTTGTTTTTGATGAAGAAGTTTTGAAGGTGGTTGCCTGAATTGAAAGGACATTTTATTTCTACCAACTGGTGACCGAGTGCATCAGGTGAATACCCACCCCATTCACCATAAGTGATGAAGGTGTATGTCTCTGCACCGTAGTATGTGAAGAACTCATCGGTCTGTTGTGAGAAATAGTGGAACGCTTCCTTCTCGTGTTCTTTGCCCCAATCCAAAGCACGACCATAGATCTCCGATTTTGCACCGGTTAAGTATTCCGCAGCCTTCTCAAAGACAAATGATTTTGCAGTTTCCGACAAGAACTCCGATTTGTTTTTCGGAGTTCCCATCAGTTTGTGGATTTCGGATGCGGTGAAGCGTGAACTTCTCAACCTTTGCCAATCTTCTTCGTTCAAAGAAGTGTGAATAACTGGATGTGTGTTATTCATTTCTCGCCAATTAAAAGTTTTTGATTCTTTTCACTCACATCGTACTTGCTCAAGATGTCGGACATCAATCCACCTGTCTTGAGATGCTCAACCGCTTTCTCCCAATTTGCATCACTTGGTAGTAATGGGCGTTTTGCTCTTACCATTTGTGGTTGATTTGACCTTCCCATTGCCTTCTCTCCGTCATCATCATCATCAATGTTCAAGTTTAGGATTGAACCGAGTGCATACCTACGAGCATAAGTGATGGCTGAACCCATCGCCTGTGGATCATTCTGCTTTGCAACCGGCATCACATAGGATGATTCCATCCACTCACCCGAATCAGCGTGAAGGATAATGGTTGTGAGTGCGTTCTCATCAGGGAATTGACTGATTGCCAAACCGCATTCGCTCAATGGCTTTTGGATTGTATCCAGTATGTTCGCCAAACTTGCATACTTGGATTTGAAGAAAGGATTGTTGGCTTCCTTTGCTACCTTGCTCACCGATGCTTGGAATTTTACCAACGCACCAGCGATGTTCTTAATTGATTCTGATTTATTCATAGGAAATTTGTTTTGTGTCCGAGCATAAATAATACTGTAAACTTGTCGGGTTCAAGATAGAAGAATCTCTCCGTCTCAATACCCACTAAATTGGTCTCAACGCATCCACCGAAGTACACATCTCGCTTGATCAGGTACGGTTCAAGTTCATCAAAGTGATGCTCAAGTAAATAGTCATCAACTTGCTTGTCAATGTAAACATACCTATCCCCACCGATTGTGAGAATCCATCCGTTGATTGTTGCCTCAATCATTGTTCACCTCCCTCAATGCAATTTCAATGACGGCTTTTGCTTTGGGTGAAACGATGTTTCCCTCAACCAAATACTTTCTAACCGTTGGAAGTGATACCCCTGTTTTACGAGCGACTATTTGAAATAGCCCTTGTCTGCGTTTCAGTTTAATTGTTTCAATTGCTTTGTTGTAATCCATAACAAGAGCAAAAGTAAAATAAACTTTCTAATAATGCAAATAAACTTTTCTTTTTGTTACAATTTTATGTCTTCCGAGAATATCAAATCTCCGAAACGAGCATTCAACTCATTAACCAATTCCATCTGTATTGATTCGGTGAACGCATCCTCAAGGAATGGTTGTGCCTTCGTACCTACTCTGTGAATCTTTCTTGCAATGGCTTTTGCATAGGAATCATAGGTAAAATTCTCAGGTGGTTTGACGGCTTTGAATTGCATCCATTCTCTGATTGACTGCCACAAATACGGAGTGCCTTCAATGTGACCATTTCTTGTTGGCTTTCTTCCGTATTCTACGAATTCCCAATAGTCCTCTGCGAGAAGGATGGTGTTGATGGATGTGGGTGATTTGGTTATCTGTCCGGGGACAAAAGATTGTCTCAACGAAGATGATGCGTTTATCTTTTTACTGTCAAGATTCGCCCAAATCGGAGGAATCACCTTCTTGTTCCACCAATCAATGATGATTTGCTGAAGGAGTGAACCTTCGGATGCATCCCCTAAATAAGTATCAAGGGCATCGGGTAATTTGTCAAGGTCTATTGTAGCCACATTAAAACGCTTAAAATTCCTAAACCTATACTTATACTCTTAAACAATGACAAAGTGCGTGAGATGGCTTTATTTTCACTCACAAGTGCTTTGTTCTTCTCACGAAGATGTGCGTTATTGATTCGCACCTTGACAATGATTGAATCTTGTTCGGCAATAATGATGGAATCCGATGTCACAATCTTACGAAGATGCGTGACTTGTTCCCTTGCAATCGCACCTTTGACCAAATAAGTGTTTGCTTGTTTGATTGTATTGGTGTCAATCAGCACTTGACTGGATAAATTCAACGACCAAAAAATTAACCCATAGGTTGATATTTTTATCATTGCTTTCATCCTATAAGGTAGCATTCTTCTTTGATTGTTTTTCTTTTTCGGCAATGAGCTTGTCAAGATACCACTTCGCTTTGTACAAATCCTCCAATCCGTTCTTGTCCTCGCATCTCCACAAGTACTTGATGATGTTCCCAGTGCAAACTGCAACCAATCCTTTCTTCTTGATGGTGGCAGATTCAATGGCATCAATACATTCTATTTCGCCTTGTTTGTAGTGTGTTGGGTTGACTGCATCCATTTGACAACAAAGGTATAATAGTTTTCTTCAATCAAGATGATGTGACCGCCCTTCATATAGAGTTGGGTGTTTTCAAACAACTGTGAGATGGCAACGATTTGATGTTCATCAACCATTCCATCTTCCAAGATTTGGACGATGTCGGATTCGCCATCAATCAAACCCATCCAGTTGTCATTTTTGGTCTCGTGTATGATTTGAACCTTGATCATATTGTCTTGTGTGTGTACGCCCTAATTACTCTGTCACCTTTCTCGGTTCTTGTGGGCAACATATACAACCACCGACCTCCGGTGAACTTTGGTGATGCACCTCTTTCAACATGCCAACCCTTTGAACCATCTCCGTATTCTTCTTTATAGGCTGAAGTACGAATCATTAAAATATCACGAAGCAAAACAGTTCCAACGGCTGACAAGTATTCCACGGTGTATGTCATCTCGTAATCTTCGTGAACATGCCCCATCCAAATCGCATCAGCACCCTCAACATTCACCGACATCCGGTTGTGCTGGATAGTTCCACGAGTTACAGGACCACCACCGCCAAATCCGTGCATATACTTAATGTTGTATCCAATCTTTTTGGAGTGATGGTTAAATTGATATCTCACCCATCCACCGTATCCACCGATTTGAATGGTAGAACTTGCCCGATAGTTTAATAAAGTAACAAAGCGTTCAATGATGTCGGTCTCTTGCCGTTTCAAAATGCTTGTCTCGTGATTGCCGTATCCAATAAACTTGATGATATGTGCGTAGGGCAAAAACCATTCAACCGCTGTATTGATGATAGCATCAAAATAGTTTGCAACATTGTGTTCAGGTCTTATGTCCGATTTGCTTTTTCTGGGATCGTATGCACCTTGCATCAAGCAAAACAAATCACCGTTGATTAACACATCATTGTTACCTTTCAACGCTTCGTCAAGATGTTTCTTCAATAAATCTCTGTCACATTTTGGATTGTCCCAATGCAAATCCGAGATCAAAAGAACTTTGGTTTCTTCCCACGGCTTTGGGATCACAATAATGTTATTGTTTTTCATAGAGTGGTATCCAAGTGGATGTGCAATCCTATTGCCTTTTTTAGCCCCTCTGCTGAAGGTTTGAAGGTGTCAAGGTATATTGTATCAAAGTGATTGATTGAATCAATTAGACGCATCCTTTTTATTTTCTCCTTCACTATAATCCTTTCGTGCATCTCAACATTTAGTGGTTTGATATAACGGACTGGTTCATCGTAATTGAAGAAAGCCCACAACCAACTAAACAGGAACAACGCAAGTATTGTGTAAATAAGGAGTGAGGACTTGGAAGTTGATTGCATAACCAG